GCGCAAATGACGATACCGCTTTCTTGGCTGAGGTTTGCCATTGTCACCAAGGCTTTCCCCTACCTGTTTCTGTTTTTTACGTTTGACCTCATCTTTTATACGCAGTTCTGCGTCTGCATGACTTGGGCATTCCAAGCTGCGGTGGTGCCCGCACTCGAGTGGATGGGTGCTTTCATCTTCGCCGGCTTCATGTCGTTGGAGAACTTGGTGGTTGGTGCCGTTGTGGCGCCCGCCAGTGTCCTATTGTACTATTTGTGGTTCGAAACAACGTGCCGGCTGGAAGTCCGACTCCAGCCATGCGATCTTGAGCGCCCATTTGATGAGCGATATGACACGAGCTTCCAGGATGACAAGCGTCCGATCGAGTCGTCACACGGCCCTCGGCGATATGACATGGAAATAGGGTGGATGCTCCGAACTGAAACCTACCGTCTTGAGTGGCACAGGCTCGGGCTGGTGATACATGTGGGAACGTACGAGTTAGAGCCATTACTGGTCAGCTGCGCCGCTATTAACCACTTCGGGGCGTCAATTACTAGCCTTAAAACAAAGGCCGAGGTCAGCAAGAGTGTGCGGAGGGCTATACCTAAGTGCCCCAAGATAAATTGGAATGCTTCCTATATGGTGCGAAACGCCATTATGGAAAACACGTGCGTCTATTTGGACCACGTTAAGGCGGCGCGAGACGAAATTGCAACGCCTGAGTTAGACGTGACGATTTTTCGGGAGTCGATTTTTGGCCGGCCTGCGTGGTCGAGGTCCAGGTATGGGATCGGCGTTGTGATATTCTGCTGTTTCTCGTGGGTGGTCTTTGGAGCCTATTTGGCCCACTCGCTGAGTTTTATGATCCTGCATATTCTCGAGTCGATTTTGGTGATGTTGACACTGCCTATCACCGCTTCTCAAGTCGGGTTCTGGTGGCTCCGGGATCTGGTCGCGGGGGCTGTCTCCGTCGTGGCATCGCCTGTCGGCTCCGTTGTGGGCACGGTGGGCGGGTGGTTGGCCGTCCCCGCCTATTTGGGCTGGGGCTCCCTCCGCGATGCTCCTGCGGTTGGCTTGTTTGTCCCGCCGGCCGTCACAATGTATGATGGCGTCCCATTTTACCACGATGTAAGCGACAATCGCGTCAATTACATCACGTGGTCCTCGGATGAGGAGGCGCAGAGACGCTGCAGGGGGGAGAACCAACAACAAGTGCTGCGGTGGGCACTCACGGACGCCCGGACGCGATATCTGGGAGGCTTGAGTGCTGTCCCCGTTTCAGTCTACGACGGGTTTTACAAATTCTGTGACGGCGGTGGAGAGCTGACTCGCAGGCTCGCAGCGACCGATTGGGTACGCTCGGCGATTCACGCGGCCGCACCGCCTGCTAAGAC